AGATTCTTGACAGCAAAGAAGATTTTTCTGTTGACATCAAGTCAAAGAAAGGCGATAATACATACTTCAGCGAGGTTGAAATCAAGTACGGTTGGAAGGGTGATTGGAACCCTGACTGGAAAGAGATACGCATACCGTATCGCAAACACAAGCTGATTAACAAAGTGGCTGATGCCGATGGCTTCTTCAACTTCTACATCCTACGTGCTGACCGCAAAGCGGCATGGCGCATCAAGGACAACGTGGTTGCAGAGTCAGAGGTGCGTGAGGCACAAGGACGTAACATTGTGAAGGGCGAACACTTCTTTCACATCCCATACGAGAAAGCAGAGTTGATTGAACTATGAAACGATTAGCAGTAGACATTGAAACAGATGGCCTTGATGCCAAACAAATCTACTGCGTAGTGGCACGAGACTTAGATGAAAAAAGAACCTATACATTTACACCCAACACTCTTGAGAATTGCAAGCAACTCTTTGAGTCTGCTGATATTCTGGTGTTTCATAATGGCGTGTCTTTTGATGCTCCTGTTCTGAAACGATTACTCAATATCAACATACCTCTAGACAAGATACGTGATACGCTTATCCTGTCACAGATGGCTAACCCTGTGCGTGAAGGCGGTCACTCGCTTGAAGCATGGGGTAAGTCTCTGGGGTACAACAAGATAGAATTTTCTGATTGGTCAGAGTATTCCGACCAAATGTTAAAGTATTGCATTAGGGATGTAGAGATTACAGAACGTGTGTACAATATACTTGTGCCAGAGATGAAGAGGTTCTCACCACGCAGCATACGCCTTGAGCATCAGGTTCGTGCAATCGTAGACCAGCAGGAGCGTAACGGCTTTGCACTTAATGTGCCTACCGCCATGCAACTGATGGCTCGACTGTCGGACGAGGCAACACAAATCAAGGCACAACTACAGCAGAAGTTCCCGCCGATTACTGAGATTAGATACTCTGACAAAACAGGTAATCGTTTGAAGGACAAGGTGACTGTGTTCAACCCCGCATCACGCAAGCAGATTGCAGAGCGTCTGTCTGAGTTAGGCTGGAAGCCTCATGCCTACACAGAGAAAGGCCAAGCCATTGTGTCAGAGGAAGTGTTGTCAAAGGTTGACATACCCGAAGCACAGATGGTTGCACGCTTTCTTCTCTTGGAGAAACGTGTCTCACAGATTAAGTCTTGGATAGATGCAGTCGGTGAAGATGGCAGGGTGCATGGTAAGGTTTGGACGCTGGGTACAATCACAGGTCGTATGACACACACTTCGCCTAACATGGCGCAAGTACCAGCAGTATACTCACCTTATGGAAAGGATTGTAGAGATGTATGGACTACTACTTCTAATAATTATGTGCTTCTTGGTAGTGACGCAAGCTCACTAGAGTTGAGGATGCTTGCACATTACATGAACGACAGGGACTTCACACGTGAGGTTGTTGAGGGTGATGTGCATACCGCAAACCAGAAGGCGGCAGGGTTGCCGACACGTGACAATGCCAAGACATTCATCTACGCATTCCTGTATGGAGCAGGTGCGGCTAAGATTGGTAAGATTGTAGATGGCTCTGCTAAAGAAGGTAAGAAATTAATTGATAAGTTTTTATCCAACATGCCTGCACTCAAGGCACTGCGTAGCAAGGTAGATAAGCTTGCATCACGTGGCTATGTGCTAGGTATTGATGGGCGTGTGTTGCAGATACGCTCTGCACATGCAGCACTCAACTCCCTGCTACAGGGGGCGGGTGCAATCGTCTGTAAGGAATGGCTCAAGCACATTATCATACAGGCAACTAAACGCAACCTCGACTTCAGACTTGTTGCGAGTATTCACGATGAGTACCAGTTCGAGGTTCGTAAAGACCACGCCGAAGAACTTGGCGAGGTTACAAAGCTGGCGATGAAACTGACAGAGCAATCTCTCAAAGTTCGTTGCCCTCTCGACAGTGAATACAAGGTCGGGAAAACGTGGGGAGATACCCACTAGAAAAAAAGTGTTGACATTTGATTCTGGATGTGGCACTATATAGTGGTCGTCGGCAATAACGTCACGACATTACAACCAAAACGAAAGGTAAAACGAAATATGACCGTAGTAAAAGGTAAAGCATATTGGGCATCAGTACAACAACCAAACACCACTTACGAACCTGAGTGGGGCATCGACATTCTTGTTGATGACAACAATCGTGCCGCACTTGAGGCAGATGGTCTTACCATCAAGAACAAAGGCGATGACCGTGGTGACTTCGTTCACATTCGCCAGAAGGTAACACGCCGTGATGGTTCGCAGAACGAAGCACCCACAGTTGTGGATGCACAGAAGCAGGCATTCACTGGCCTCATTGGTAATGGTAGCGTTGTGAATGTAATGTACACACCGTTCCCGTGGGAAATGAATGGCAAGTCAGGTGTATCACCACTGCTCAAGAAGGTTCAAGTTGTGGACTTGGTTGAGTACAAAGCAGGGGAAGACTTCGATGTCGAAGATGGCTTTACTGCTTCAGACGCACCATCAACTAGCACAGAATTGAATGACGACATCCCTTTCTAGATAGTTGATAAGCACGGGGGCGACAGTTGGATTTGGTCGCTGGCGATAGCTGCGAGGGCGGGAACGCTATCACTTACATAGGAGACTGAGATGGAAACAAACTTACCCGAATACCTTGTGATACTGTGCTTCGGACTTGCAGGTTTTATTATAGGCTGGGCAATGCCACGAGGCAGACACCTGAAAGCACTTCAGTTGCGTGTCCTCAAATCACTGCACAACTTCTTCGCAGATGAGGAAGAGTACATTGCACACAAGGCACAACGCATTCGCAAAACCATAAAGAGAAAAGCTGGGACACGTAGCTCAACTGGATAGAGCAGCAGACTTCTAATCTGCAGGTTGCAGGTTCAAGTCCTGCCGTGTTCGCCAACACAGGAGATACAGATGTTGCACGCACTAATCGACCTTGGACAGACACTACTGCTGGTCTACATAACCTACATGGTAGGAAGGAAATAACATGACTAAGACACTCGACACACTCGTACAGGACATTTACTCGACCCTAGAAAAAGGTGTTGATGTGTCTCAACCTTCAGTGCAAGAAGCACTGGACGAAGTTGGTAGCCTAGTGCGAGAGGCTGCTGAAACTGTGCTTCGTGAGGGAGAGCGTACAGGTGCATCTAACCTACGACTTTCTCAAATCGGAAAGCCAGACCGTCAAATCTGGTACGGAGTACAGGGAGAAGAAGGAGAGCCTCTTAATGGACAGACCCGTATTAAGTTCCTGATGGGTCATGTTCTTGAGGCTCTCCTGATTTGCCTGACCAAAGTGTCTGGGCATACAGTCGAAGAGGCGCAGGACACCGTAGAGGTAGAAGGCGTGCTTGGACATCAGGACTGCGTGATTGACGGTGTGCTGACAGACATCAAGTCTGCATCGGCCTTTGGCTTCAAGAAGTTCAAAGAGAACAGGCTGTCAGACGATGACCCGTTTGGGTACATTGCACAGATTAGCGCATACGCAACGAAGAACAACCGCAATGAGGCAGCATTCCTTGCTATTGATAAGAACAGTGGTGAGCTTGCAGTGACCCGTGTGCATGAGCTTGAGATGATTGATGCTCCTGCTCGTGTTCGCCATCTCAAGGGAATGGTTCAAAGTGAAACCGTCCCTGCTCGTTGTTACAATGATGCAAAGGATGGGGAGTCAGGCAACCGCAAGCTAGCGATTGGCTGTGTGTTCTGTCCATACAAGAAGAAATGCTGGGCTGATGCCAATGGTGGTGCTGGTCTTCGTGCATTCAAATATTCTAATGGCGTGAGGTACATGACGCAAGTAGCGAAGACACCGAATGTCGAAGAACTGGAGATATGAAAAGAAAAAAATATAAACACGAATACAAATCCAATTCAGAATACGAGGCGGCACAACAGCTTCACAAATTAAAGATAGCCTTCGAGTACGAGAAAGATACGCTACCCTACGAGTGGCGTGAGGATAAGAAGTATACACCCGACTTCTTCTTACCCAATGGCGTTGTGCTTGAAGTGAAGGGGCGGTTCATGGCAGAGGACAGGAAGAAACACCTCTTTATTAAGAGCCAGTACCCAGACATAGACATTCGCTTTGTGTTTGACAATCCATATCGCAAGCTATACAAGGGCGGGAAGATGACCTACGCAGACTGGTGTAACAAGTATGGCTATCAGTTCTGCAAATTAAATGAGGGCATTCCGCAAGAATGGCTTGACAAAGCAAATGTCAAATAGTAGAATAACACTTCACTTGGACGAGTTCAGACCAGACTTGTCCTCGCCTGAACAGACACTGTATCTATGTGTCATACTGCAGGCATTACTTGATGCGACCAAGCAACCGTATAGAGGTGAGCCATCAGAAGCACGCATTGAAAGGGACAGGGCAACGGCATGGTTCTTTGCTTCCATAGGAACCACGGCACAGGACTTCGAGGAAGTATGTACCAATGCAGGTGTTGACCCGAACTATATGAGAGACTTCGCCTACAAGGTGTTGCACACAGGAGAAATTGAGTATGTCAGAAAACGAATCAACGCAATCCTTGGACACTAAGTTCAAGCATTTTGAACAACCAGATGTCGTAAACAGCCCAACACACTACAACTTCAAGGGAATTGAAGCCATTGATGCTATTGAGGCCAGCATGACAGCCGAAGAATTTACAGGATATTTGAAGGGCAACTGCATGAAATACTTGTGGCGATACAAGTACAAGGGAAAGCCTGTGGAAGACCTAAAAAAATGTCAGTGGTATCTCAATAAGCTTATTGCTTCGTTGGAACAAGTGTAGTATAATTGGAGTCTTCGACTAATGAAAGTATCATTGATTGATTATATGGGCAGCGACCTTACAGTAGTAAACGCTGCCCGTGTTTCCTTTAACAAGGAATCAAAGCGGGTCAAGGTGGCTAACCACCACGACCTTTCAGAGAAAGACCAGAAGCTTATCAGTTACTTAGCTGAACACGCACACTGGTCGCCCTTCTCGCATTGCTTCTTGCAGTTTCGTATTGAAGCACCCCTATTTGTGGCACGACAGCTTATCAAGCACCAAGTGGGGTTGGCTTGGAATGAAGTCAGCCGCCGCTATGTGGACTATGAACCCAAGTTCTACATACCTAAGATGTGGAGAAAGCGTGCAGACAATGTAAAACAGGGGAGTGCAAGCGACAAAATACCGTATGACATTCGCTCATTCATGGAGCAGGCAATAAAGACATACGACAATATGCTTGAGGATGGCGTAGCACCAGAGCTTGCACGCATGGTGTTACCGCAGAACATGTACACAGAGTGGTACTGGTCTGGTTCTCTGTATGCCTTTTCTCGTGTAGTTAACCAACGTCTACACGACACGGCACAGAAGGAGACACGTGAGATTGCTGAAATGATTAGTCAGGAATGCTCACGATTTGATTTTAAATATAGCTGGAAAGCACTAACTGGAGAGGAGCTACATGCCGATGACAAGGAATATGACTACGACTAACCACCTACCAACCGATTACCAAACATTTATTGCTACATCTAGATACGCTAGATGGATTGAGGAAGAGAACCGAAGAGAGACATGGGCTGAAACAGTAGGCAGATTCATAGACAACATCGTGCGTCCCGCAGACATCGACACCAAAACAATTAATGAAATCGAGGAAGCAATCCTCAACCTAGAGGTAATGCCTTCTATGCGTGCCTTGATGACAGCAGGCCAAGCGGCTGACCGTGACAACACATGTGTGTATAACTGTAGCTACCTGCCTGTTGACCACCCCCGTGCCTTTGACGAGGCTATGTTTATTCTTCTGTGCGGCACAGGCGTAGGCTTTTCAGTCGAGCGTCAGGCAATACAGAAGCTACCGCAAGTACCTGAAGACCTCGCAGAGGTAGAAGATACTATTGTGGTACAGGATAGCAAGGAAGGCTGGGCAAAGAGTCTGCGTAAGCTTATCTCTCTGCTCTATGTAGGTGACATCCCCAAGTGGGACTTGTCGAAGATTAGACCTGCAGGCGCACGACTCAAGACATTTGGTGGGCGTGCCTCTGGACCAGAGCCGCTTAACGACCTGTTCAACTTTGTTGTAGGTAAGTTCAAAGGCGCAACTGGTCGCAAGCTCAACAGCGTTGAGTGTCACGACATCATGTGTAAGATTGGCGAGGTTGTAGTTGTCGGCGGTGTACGCCGCAGTGCTATGATTAGCCTGTCCAATCTATCCGATGACCGTATGCGTCATGCCAAGTCGGGGCAGTGGTGGGAGAATGAGGGTCAACGTGCGTTGGCTAACAACTCTGTTGCCTACACTGAGAAGCCTGACATGGAAACATTCATGCGTGAGTGGACAGCACTGGTCGAGTCTAAGTCTGGTGAGCGTGGCATCTTCAGCCGTGACGCAGCAGATAAACACGTTGAGCGTAATGGTCGCCGTGAAACTGGTAGAGAGTGGGGGACAAACCCGTGCAGTGAAATTATACTTCGCCCTTACCAGTTCTGTAATCTGACAGAGGTTGTGGTTCGCCCAACCGACACAGAGAAAACTTTAGCACGCAAAGTAAAGCTTGCTACAATTTTGGGTACGATTCAATCCACATATACACACATGCCGTATCTGCGGCCTGTATGGAAACGTAACACGGAAGAGGAAAGGCTGTTGGGTGTAAGCCTGACAGGTATTATGGACAATGAAATTACAAACAAACCGACTGCAAAAATACTTAATAAGTTGCGCCACGTTGCTGTACAGACAAACAACGAGGTTGCACAGCAACTTGGAATTAGTGCATCTGCGGCCATCACTTGTGTCAAGCCTTCAGGTACTGTTTCGCAGCTTGTTGATAGTGCCTCTGGCATTCACGCTCGTCATAGCACGCATTATATTAGAACTGTACGAGGTGATAACAAAGACCCGTTGACGCAGTTCATGCAGGACGTAGGCATTCCTGCAGAGCCTTGCGTTATGAAGCCTGAAAGCACGACAGTGTTTAGCTTTCCAGTGGCTTCACCTGACGGTGCGATTACACGCAACGACATGACTGCGATTGAGCAACTTGAGTTGTGGAAGATGTATGCCCTTGAGTGGTGCGAACACAAGCCATCAGTGACCATCACAGTTCGTGACGAGGAGTGGCTCAAGGTTGGCGCATGGGTATACGATAACTTTGACATCTGCTCTGGTGTATCCTTCCTGCCCCACAGTGACCACACCTATGCACAAGCACCTTATCAGGACTGTGACAAGGCAGTATATACTGAGACACTTAGTGCTATGCCCAAGTCAATCGACTGGTCAAGGCTTTCTGATTACGAGAAGGAAGACAACACGGCAGGTACACAAACACTGGCTTGCTCTGGTGATTCCTGTGAGGTCGTTGACCTAACTGCTGCCTGATGAGCAGCCCCTGTAAAGCAGATACGGGTGCAGATAGTTGTGAGCTAAGTAATGTTCACGACTTCTGCATCCACTGCGGGAGAACAACTGAAGACCTAACAAACTGGCAAAGCATGTCACATGAAAACAAAAAGCAGGCCAACATAAATGCAAAGAAAAGATTGAAAGGCTTGTGGCACAAGTAGGAGACAATATGGCTTACAAGATTGAGATATATGGACAAAAATACTGTAGCTTTTGCGACAGAGCGAGGGTGCTGTGTGAGCAACGTGACCTTCCCTACACCTATTACGAGATAGGAGTTGATGTAGACTTGGGAGAGTTCTCAAGGCTCTTCCCTGACAAGAAGACAGTACCACAAATTATGATTGATGGTAAATACATTGGGGG